AAAACATTCTAGGCATACACTTAGGCATAAGGTAAAAAACATAGGCATAAGGCATAAGGAGAAAATACTATGGCATCTTTAGCAGATATTCGTGCTCGTCTAGCAGCACAAGAAAACAAGAGCACCGGCTCAACTTTCCAAGGCGATAACGCCATTTACCCACACTGGAACATTGCAGAAGGCGAAACCGCAACTGTTCGCTTCCTTCCAGATGGTGACACATCTAATCCGTTCTTTTGGGTTGAACGCCAAATGATTCGACTGCCATTCAACGGCGTGGTAGGCGGAGATAACAAGCAGGTTGTTGTGACAGTACCCTGCGTTGAAATGTGGAATGAAACGTGTCCGATTTTATCGGAAGTTCGTGCTTGGTTCAAGGACCCGTCGCTGGAAGACATGGGCCGCAAATACTGGAAGAAGCGTAGTTATCTGTTCCAGGGTTTTGTACACACTAATCCACTTGATGATGACAAGACCCCTGAAAATCCAATCCGTCGGTTCATTATTTCACCGCAAATCTTTACCACTATTAAGTCATCATTAATGGATCCTGATATGGAAGAATTGCCAACTGATTTCAATAATGGACTTGACTTCCGCATTACCAAAACCACAAAGGGCGGGTATGCTGATTATTCAACTTCAAGTTGGGCACGCAAGGAATCTGCACTAAACGCAGATGAGCAGGCAGCGATTGAACAGTATGGATTGTTTGATCTTAAATCGTTCTTGCCTAATCGTCCAGGTGATGTTGAAATGAAGGTCATTCAGGAGATGTTTGAAGCATCTGTTGATGGCAAGGCATACGATCCGGACAAGTGGTCTTCTTATTTTAAACCAGCAGGTATGAACTTTGGTAACGACGATACACCTCGTGCAGCAACATCTGCTCCAGCAGTAGAGGCACCAAAAGCACCTGTAACAGAAGCAGCACCGACCGCAGCACCTGTGGAAGAACCTAAAGCAGAAGCAGCACCAGTAGCGAGCGCAGACAAGGCTCAAGATATCCTTGCTATGATTCGCGCACGGCAGTCCTCTTAATCGTTAAGGACTAAAACTCACACCCGGGATCTCCCGGGTGTTGAGTCTTTTTATTTTTTGGAGCCTACTATGCTAGAACTACTAACTATCATTGGCTTTGCAGTAGCAGGCAATATATTTTATATGTTTAAAAAAGGATGAGAATGTATTCAGTATACCAACATTGGGATCTGTTAAAGTATTGCATTGTAGGCAGATCATACCCTCCAGAGTTTTATTCGTGGATTCAGAATACGCAAACACGAAACACGTTTGAAAAACTAGCAGAAGAAACAGAAGAAGATTACCAAAACTTAATTAGTTTACTTGAAAATAAGTTTGGTGTGCGTACAGTTCGCCCGGAGTTTCCTGAAGATATTAATGAATTATACATCGACGGCAAATGGGTGCAACCACCAACTGCACCGCGAGATTACTTTATTATGATTCAAGATAAGTTCTGGGTGCCGGAAATTCCAAATGGTAGTCATGCGTGGAGTGTATTTTACCGACAAAACAAACAGCCATACTGGCCAGACTATGTTCGTCCAACGGATTTTTACGACAGTTGGCCGCAGTTTGCAGACGAAATTCGTACTAAGTTTGAGCAGTTCCAAAAGTTTGATCAACACCATTTGGATGCTAAGTTAAAGTTTTATGATCACATCTTAGATGACATTCGTGCTAATGGGAATGAAATTAAATATACAGATTTGGATTTTATTAACGGATGTTTTGTTAGTAGACTTGGAGAAGATTTATTTTTTGCAACGCAAACATTTCACGACGACAAGCATGCATTACTAGAACAAGTCAATGAATACTTTCCGACAACTCGAAATCGTATTGTTAATGCTGGTGGTCATGGTGATGCTGTATACTGTCCGGTAACTCCCGGGTTAATTATTAGCTTGCATGATATTCCAACATACAAAGATACTTTTCCAGACTGGGAAGTTGTATATTTGCCGGATTCAAACTATGCTCATATGCGCGAATTTGAGTTTTCTATGAAGCGCAATAAAGGGCGTTGGTTCTTTCCAGGGTTTGAAAAGGATGCTAATATGATGCACATGGTCGATCACTACTTTGACGAGTGGGTAGGCGAAGTTCACGAAACTGTATTTGATGTTAATATGTTAACAATTGATGACAAAAATGTTATAGTCTCGGCACATAATGATCAAGTTGAAGAGGCTTGTGCTAGACACGGTGTTGAAGTACATGTATCACCATTCCGCCATAAGTATTTTTGGGATGCTGGCATTCATTGTATCACAAATGATCTCGACCGGATAGGTGAATGTAAAACTTTTTTAAATAAATGAACGTTTTTCCAATATTACTTAGCGATCATCTTGGAGGGTTTGATAAAAATCTAAACTCAGAAGTATTAAACGATGTAATAAATCAGGCAAAAACGCAAAAAATAAAATACATATATACTGCTTATGTGTTCTCTGACGAATTGAAAAAGAAATATAATTTTCAAAATCTAAAATATAAAGAGTGTTTAGTTGGCGGATACGGATGGGAGGAAATGCGTGAGTATCATATGCATCCTTATATCAACTATCGAAATTTTGTCTGTAGTTTTAATGGCAGCGGTCATGTCTCTAGACAATTACTATCGTCTATACTAAACAATCAAGGTTATTTCAACAAAGACTATTCTAGTAAAAATTTTGCATACGATAATAACTGGATTACATCACATTTATATAATTTAGATTTAACAGATACTGAGATTCATCTATATTCTAAGTTTTTTGTTAATGATGATGAGTTTAATAACACAATCTATTCATTTGGGCATGTACAATATGACCATAAAACTAATATATACAACTTAGAAAACAAATTAACCCAGAGTTTTGTGCATATTGTATCTGAAACAATGGCTACTAGTTATTATCCGTTTGTAACAGAAAAGTTCTTATACAGTATTGTTACTAGAGGTTTATTCTTAGCGTATGCACACCCGGGTTGGCACAGACATATTGAAAAATATTACGGATTTAAACTGTACAACACTATTTTTGATTATTCATTTGACGACATTCAAAATCCAGTTAAACGTTTAATAAAATTAATAGAAATGATATCAAAATTTTCTTCATTATCGTCGGACGATTGGCGGGATTTGTATCATTTAGAACAAGACAATATTGAATACAATTACGATCATTATTTCAGCGGTGCATATAAAAAACATCTTGCACAGTTCGAGTAAATCGTATATAATATAACTTTAAAAAGGTCAACATGAATAGTATATTTACATATATTAATAATGCTGGTTGTATTAATTATTCAGAAGAAATCTTTTTAGGCCACACATTTGGTCAAGGGCATATCTCTCCAGACAATAAAGTGTTTGCGGTTGGCATTCCTAAAAATGCTAGTTCTAGTGGAAATAAATTTTATAGTTATAATAATTTTTTAAAATCAAACTTTAATACCTTTACACCAGATGAGTACATAGTTATCATTCGGGATCCAGTAGAAAGATGGATTAGTGGAGTGATAGAATACTTAATGGGTAATTATGGTAAATTAAAATTTAAAAATATCTGCGATTATCTCGATAATAAATTAGTGAAAGAAATTTTGTTTGACCAAGTTATCTTTGATGTACACACATTACCGCAAATAGTTTACATTAACGGATTAGATATTTCTAAAATTAAGTTTTATTACCAAGATACAGACGTATACGATAAAATAGCATATCATCAAAACCTAGATCGTTTACCAAACAATTTTGCAAATGATAAAACTAACTTGGATGAATATAACTATATTAAACAATTACTACTAGGGTATAATAAAATTAATGAAATCCAGAAAATGTATTACTGCGATTACCAATTAATAGATGATGTTTCATTCGTATGACACAAATTTGTGTTCTATAATAATATATAAACAGGAGAATTTATAATGGCTAAACCATTTGATGTAAGCAAGTTCCGCAAAGACATTACAAAGTCTATTGACGGATTAAGCATTGGCTTTAATGATCCAACTGACTGGGTATCAACAGGCAATTATGCACTCAACTACCTTATCTCGGGAGACTTCCATAAAGGTGTTCCCATGGGTAAGGTTACTGTGTTTGCTGGCGAATCAGGTGCGGGTAAATCCTACTTTGTATCTGGCAATATCGCTAAACACGCACAACAACAAGGTATCTTTGTTGTAATGATTGACTCAGAAAATGCACCTGATGAAGCATGGTTGCATGCGCTGGGCGTTGATACATCCGAAGACAAACTATTAAAACTTAGTATGAGCATGATCGACGACGTTGCCAAAACAATTTCGATGTTTATGAAAGATTATAAAGGTATGCCCGAAGAGGAACGTCCTAAGGTATTGTTTATCATCGACTCACTGGGCATGTTATTGACCCCAACTGATGTTGACCAGTTTGAAAAAGGCGACATGAAGGGCGATTTGGGTCGTAAACCTAAGGCACTAACTGCACTTGTTCGTAATACAGTTAACATGATCGGTGCATACAATGTAGGTCTTGTAGCGACTAATCATACATATGCTAGTCAGGATATGTTTGACCCAGATGATAAGATTTCAGGTGGTCAAGGCTTTATTTACGCAAGCTCTATTGTTGTAGCAATGCGCAAGCTCAAGCTCAAAGAAGATGAAGATGGTAATAAGACTTCTGAAGTACAAGGTATTCGTGCAGCCTGTAAGGTAATGAAAACACGCTACGCTAAACCGTTCGAAGCTGTACAGGTTAAGATCCCGTACGAAACTGGAATGAATCCATATTCTGGACTTGTAGATCTTGCAGAGAAGAAAGGATTGCTAACTAAATCAGGCAATCGGTTACGTTTTGTTGAACGTTCAACAGGTGAAGAAATTCTTGCTTTCCGCAAGGCCTGGGAAAATAATGATGATGGTATTCTTAATCGACTCATGCAAGACTTTACTTTTTTGGAAGAGCAGATAAGTAACCAAGAAGTAAACACCACAGGCAATGTTGCAGATGATGTTGTTGAGGATGTTGCTGATTCACTAGGAGCAGAAGAAGAATATGAGTCCTGATATGGCTATGGAAATTTGGGAAGCACTACGTCCACATATTAGTGGCGGCTTTCAACAAGCAGCAGATGATTTTGCTGCTGTGTTAATTGAAAATGGCATGAATGCCGGCGAGATTGCCGAAGCTGCGCAAGATAGTTATGTTATTAAGAGTCTTGCTGAATATGCAGATGAAGAAGATATTGTATATGACGAAGACGATGAAGAGTACGATTTTTACGACGACGATAACGACGATTATTAATAATGGAAGTCAAGTTTCCAATTAAAACAAAAACTTCTTGTCAATTAAAATGGGTTTGGAACACATTATATTTAAACTCTGGTAAAAGTTTTTCTTGTCATCGCACCGGTGGTACCGTTCTTACAGAAGATAATTTTGATGATTTCCATAATACTTTGGTATTACTTTCAGATAGAAAAAATATGCTTAACGGGGAATGGCCTACACGAAGTTGTTCATATTGCCGACAGCTCGAAAATCAAGGCAGTGTAAGCGATCGTATACGCCAATGGTCGATACCGTATAAAGTTCCTCAAGAACTAGAAAAAAACCCAACTGCAATATCAGTCACTCCAACAGTACTAGAAGTATATTTTAGCAATGTTTGTAATATGGGGTGCCTGTATTGTACCTCGCAGTTGAGCTCAGTCATTGAGGCCGAAAATACAAAATTTGGTGATTTTTTAAAAGGAACGGTTAAATTAGTTAATCATTCAAATCAATATCAGAAGTTACTGCCGTTGTTTTGGAAATGGTTAGATAAGAACGGTCAAAACTTGTATAGATTAAACATTTTAGGAGGAGAACCTTTTTTCCAACAAGAGTTTAATACTTTGCTTGAGTATTTAACAGCTAATCCAATGCCAGAATGCGAACTTAATGTAGTAACAAATCTTAAAATTTCAAAGATACAATTAGAAAAAATTGTACAGATATTTAGAACATTGCTTAAAAATAGGCACATAAGACGTGTTGATATTACATGCAGTATTGATTGCTGGGGGCCAGAACAAGAATATGTTAGATACGGAATGGATTTGCGCCAATGGGAAGAGAATTTTAATTATTTGATAACACAAAAATGGCTGACATTAAATATTAACCAAACAATATCACCATTAACAATTAAGACTATGCCTGAACTTTTAAGAAAGCTGCATGAGTGGAGACAAAAAAGAAAAATAGGTCATTGGTTTTCTGGAGTATCCCCGCAACCTGATTATTTAAAAGTTAATGTCCTCGGCGGTGATATATTTGATCAAGACTTTAACGAAATTTTATATCTAATGCCAGATAACAGCAACGAAGATCAGTTAGCTAAAAAGTATATGGAAGGTATCTATAAAGAAACGTATTTAACCGGTATAGTTCCTAACCTAGTTAATGATCTGTTTATTTTTCTTGATGAAAAAGATAGACGCAGAAATACAAATTGGAGAGATGTCTTTCCATGGTTAGTTGACTTTGAAAATAAAATAAAATAAAATATATAATATACATGTGGTATAACAAAGTAACACAGGATCTGAGCCAGCTTCCTCAATTCATCGATTATTATAATGATGAGTTGCAGGAAGCCAAACGAGAAGTTCGCATCGGTGGAAATGTAGAAACCAACATCAAATTATTGCCCGGCGTTACTGAACACAGATTTAACCAGCTTCAGGAAATTGAAGCTGTATTAAACTATCTTAACATTGAGCTGCGTAAAATTAGACGTCGCCATTTTCAAAAATATCTGGAAGGTTATGCACGTGCATTAACTAGCCGGGATGCTGAAAAATATGTAGACGGAGAAGCAGAAGTTGTGGACATGGAACTCATCATCAACGAAGTAGCACTATTGCGTAACCGCTGGTTGGGCATCATGAAAGGTTTAGAGACCAAACAGTGGCAAATGGGCCATATTGTTAAATTGCGCACCGCAGGAATGGAAGATGTTTCAGTCTAGCCCAGGACAACAGGTTTTAGACTTGCTCGGCAGTTACGATTCTTTCATGGAAAGCGTTGAATCGGTGGCAGACATGGGGTGTGGTATGGAAGGCCACGACATTGAATGGTGGGCCACTCGTTCTCTTGAAGACGATGATGGAAATCAGATTCCTTTGAATATTCGTTGTGTGGCTGTGGATTTAATTGAGAGTGTGCAATCAGTACGTCAACTAAAAAATGCAACCTATTACAGGACTGATTTTGAAACCATTCAGTTACAAAAAAATCAACGCCCATTTGATGTTATCTGGGCAAACAACAGTTTCCAGTATGCACTAAACCCGTTGAATACTCTGAAGCACTGGAGAAACATACTCAGCGATGGTGGCATGCTAGCAATGGTTGTGCCCAGTACCACTGAGGTGGAATATCATCGTGTTGCGATCACGCAACCAGAATATGTATATCACCATTACACCACAGTTAACCTGTTACACATGCTGTCACTGACCGGGTTTGAATGTGCGTTTATGCAAAAACATCCTGGCGATCCCTGGATTAAAGTAGTAGCATATAAGTCTAATATTGAGCCCATGGATCCCAGAACCACACGCTGGTACCACTTGGCTGAAACTGGTCTATTACCCGAATCAGCAGTGGCAAGCATCAACAGGTTTGGGTATTTGCGACAACAAGATTTAGTGTTGGAATGGTTGGACAGATCTGCTCATTGGTTCGGCGAAGATTAAATACACAATGCGTGTAAAAGAATATAGTGTAATCACATATCCCACACTGGGATTTAACTACATAGCCATACCCAAAACCGGATCAAGTTCTTTTAAGACTGCGTGTTATATTGCTACCAATATAATCACTGAAGACAATATTAAAAATCAACCTAGTACCTGGTTTAGAATTGCTAAAAAATCTCTAGTATATGTCAAACCTGACATTGCAATTAATAACAAGCTATTGAACATTAGCCATTTTAGGCATCCAATAAGCAGAACAGTATCTCTATATAAGGATTTTATTTTTGGATTTAAAAAAGATACACGTCCTAAAGGTTCAAAATCATTTATTCGAGAATTTAACGAAGCAAGACGCAGACAAAACTTTAGGTACTTTGTTGACTTTTTTACTGCTTACTCCGAAGAAGATAGAAATATACATTTTAGAACTCAGCATTGGTTTGTAAAAGATTTTTTCAACACACAAACTTTTTTCTTTACTACCGAACAATATGCACAAGGCATTGAACGATTAAATCAGCAAGGGATTGGTCTAAATCTATATTATATTAATAAAAATACGGCACCGTCAACGGTTACAATTGATACATCTGGTGTTGATGATTTAATATTACGAACTCACGAAGCAGATTTAAAACTCTGGGAACAATATAGTGTCTAAATTAACAGCTTTTCTTGCAGTTGAAAAGTTACTCGCTGATTATAAGTTTGAATCCGTGTTAGACATTGGTTGCGGTTTTGGTAAACATTCAGAAATATTTCGTAATGCAGGCAAATGTGTTACTGCAACTGATATTGCAGATTTTTATCCTGATGCAATACGTGGTTTTTATCAAGATTTAAAGTTTGAACCACACGATATTACCTGGGCCAGCCATGTACTGGAACATCAGCTAAACATAAATGAATTTTTAAAAAAAGTTAGATCAGAAACACGAGATGGTGGATATACCTGTATTACAGTGCCTCCACTAAAACATTCCATTGTGGGAGGGCATGTCAGTTTGTGGAATGCCGGATTATTGTTGTATAATCTTGTACTTGCCGGGTTTGATTGCAAAAATGCACGAATTAAAAAATACAAGTATAATATATCAGTCATTGCCCAGGCACACACATTTGAATTGCCTGATTTGCATTATGATACTGGTGATATCGATCGTTTGAAACCCTGGTTACCAGATTTTTGTACAGAAAGATTCAATGGCGATATTGATGAATGGAACTGGTAAATGATAGGTCTTCTGGTTAAATCAGGAAAATGGAAAAAGACCCAATGGGTTGCGAGAGTTGTTGAATCAACTAAACAAGATCAAATGTGCATTGTTGAGTTTGAAAATATTGATACGTTAGATTTCGATTTTTTTGTGCAAAACGGGTTAAAGAAAAAGATCCGATCCAACAATGCACATTATGAAGCTGTTGAGCAACTTAGCATAACACAAAACAAACCTATATTGTTACGAGAAGCATCGTCTTTGCGCAACATGGGCACCATTGGCAGTACTAATACCGGGTCTCGCGTGCCATTTGAATCACGCTGGGGTAAATTGTGTTGGAACAGCTTTTTCATGGACGAAGGAATATTTCCATATGATCCTGCATATGATCGCTGGGCAGATTTATCAAAACGTTTCGATTTGCAAGTCAGAGAATGGCAGCGTCGCGGCGATGCCGTGCTGGTTAATCTACAAGTACCAACCGACAGTGCAACTAACAGACTAACATATAACGGCATTGAATACCAGGATTATATGATCGATATAATTAAAAAAATTAAAACTATATCTGATCGTCCTGTAATTGTTCGAGGTCATCCCACTGAGCCAGGCATGACTGAATATTTCAAACAACATATTCCTGATGTTGAATATTCCGAAGGCCGCCGATTCTATGACGACCTGGATCGATCCTGGTGCATGGTTACATATAACAGCACCAGTGCAGTAGAATCTTCGCTGTATGGGACACCAACAATTACACTAGATCCCAGTGCTGTGGCCTGGCCAGTATCACAACACTCACTCGAAGATATTGAAACCACGCACGATGCTGATAGATCTAACTGGTGCAAACGCATAGCATTTCATCAGTGGCAGGGTTTTGAAATGACCGATGGGTATGTATGGGGATTGCTTAAAGCATGTATGCCCAAGTAAATTAATTAACTACGTAGTTAACTAAATACTGTTTGAAACATAATTTCGAGGCATTACAAATGAAACCAATTCCAATTTTCATTGGGTATGATCCCAGAGAAGCTATCGCTTTCCACACCTGTGCCAACAGTATTATCAGGCATGCGAGTAAACCAGTAAGTATTATTCCGCTAGCACTAAATTTGTTTGATGATTATAGTGAAACACACACTGACGGAAGCAACCATTTTATCTACAGTCGCTTTCTGGTTCCGCATTTAATGGACTACCTCGGATGGGCTATTTTTATGGACGGAGATATGATTGTGCGTGACGATATTGTTAAGCTCTGGGAACTGCGTGAAATGGATAAAGATGTAATGGTAGTTAAGCACGATTATGAAACAAAAATGCAAACCAAGTATCTGGGTGCTAAGAACGAAAATTATCCTCGAAAAAATTGGTCCAGTGTCATACTCTGGAATTGCAACAGTCATCCTAACAGAAAGGTTACACCAAAATTTGTTCAGGAATCAACTGGTGCAGAGCTACACAGATTTACCTGGATAAAAGATGAAAGAATTGGCGAATTACCACCAGAATGGAACTGGTTGCCTGATGAATACGGACCTAATCCCGATGCTAAATTGTTGCATTATACCCTGGGTACACCAAGTTTCCATGAATTTGCTGACACCCCCATGGGTAGTGAATGGCACCGCGAACGTATTCTAACTGAATATTGCGAACAACATAATTTATGATATATTCTTGTGTAACATCACAAACATCCAATATCTATAATCATCTGGGTTCTCACATGATTGATACCTGGTTGAGATGCTGGCCCGCAGAATCACAGTTAACCATATACGCTGAAAATGTTGATATCAAACAACAGGATTCCAGAATTCGTGTGTTGGACTGGCATGAACATTGCAGCGAAGATTACCACAATTTTAGAACTAATGTCACCAGAGATAAAAGAACTTCACGATTTGCTAAAAAAGGCTTTAGCTTTCTGCATTTTTTAGAAAACGAAACTGCCAACAATTTAGTTTGGTTGGACAGTGATTTATTATTTTATAAACAAATGTCAGAATCACTTCTAGAGTCATTGTTGCCAAACGATAAACTAATTGCGTTATTTGATTGTTACTACCAGGAAAACCCAGATTATACCACAGAACAATATACTGATTGTGAGTCTCGAGGCAGAATGGCAGCAGAAAGCGGGTTTGTGATCATAAACAAACATAACACACACTACGATGAATATGTAAAAAATTATCGATCCCTGTACACATCAGTGGAACAGCACCCGGCGTTGTGGAAACGATACGACGGTGAAATTTGTTTGGTAGCTGCTTGTAAATTTTTAGATCAGGTAGAAGATTTAAGCAAACATCGTAACACAAACAAAACACAGACACCTCTAAACAGATCGTGGTTGGGTGAATATGTTTCGCACCACAAAGGAAGATCAAAGGATGGATATTCCAAAGAACACATACAACACATTTTAAAGGAACAGTCAGCATGACACAAGTTTTTTTAAAATTTCACAGAACAGACGCAGCAGCACAATTATGCTTGCGCCATTGGTTAGAAGTTTTTCGTAACCACGACACTGTAATTCTGTGTGATCGGTATGATCCAGCCACACAAGAAACTCCTGATTATTTAAAAACTGTTCTGGAAGATTATCCTGTACCAGTTTTAAACAGTGATTATTCGATTGGAGAAAAATATTGCAGAAATCTCAAAGGCGCCAAACGCGGTATGGCTTCTGCAAATCTAACACCATTTACAATTACAAATGCAGATGCATTCTGGATGATCGATGCCGACGATACTTTGTTTTTAACCAGAAACTTAAAGTTGATTCGCGATAAATTGCGTGCCGCAGAAGATTATTTGTTTGCCAACAAACTGGATGGTTTCAGTTTAGATTTTTATCGTAACTTAAATGACTGTTGGACATTCGGCGTCTGTTTGTTACGGTCTGACTTAAATTGGAAGATCATTAAAGACATCTCAGACGAAGAAATTCGCGAAACTGGTTTTGCTAGAAATATTGACACAGTGTTTGATATCCTACGTCGACGAGAAACCTTTAATTTAAAAAATTTTGTTTTCGACAGAACAGCGTTTCAGCATCAGGAAAACAACTATCCAGAAATGCCACACGGTGTCTATGTCTGGCATCGTGGAAAACTCTGGGATAAACCATTACAGGAAGATGTAGTTGTCTTATGAACATTATTGTACAAGCAGGCGGGCGTGGTAGTAGATTACGCCACCATACCTGGAATAAACCCAAGTGCTTGGTAAGCGTTCGTGGTCGTCCAATTTTATATCAATTGTTTGATCGTTTTCCGGATGATACATTTTATATAATTGGTGATTACGCATTTGATAAGTTAGAAGCGTATCTAAAAAACAATGATCCTGGAGTCAAGTATCAATTAATACAAACCAAACAAAAAGGAACCTCAGCAGGAATACGAGAGGCTCTCGAAGCAATTAATAATAGTGATTCTGTGCTGTTGACATGGAGTGATCTAATAGTTGGAGAGTTACCAGAAAACAACGACAGTGCGCATCCTGTTGCAGTATATACAACTGATGCGTTTACTTGCCGTTGGAGCATCACTGATGGAAAATTACAAGAACGACCCAGTAATGTTAATGGTATTCCAGGAGTATTTTTATTTAAGAACAAAAAGTTTTTGAGCAATGTACCATCTTCCGGAGAATTTGTGCGTTGGTTTTCAGAAAACATTCTGAGTTATACTGTGGTGCTAGCCAATGATTTAGAAGAACTTGGAGATTTTTCTACAATCGAAGCAAACAATGATTCACAGTTTTGTAGGTTCTTTAATCGTGTAGAAGTTAAGGACAATACAGTAGTTAAAACCGCAGTTGATGATGATTATGCTCATTTAATAGACGGAGAAATTGCTTGGTATAAAGAAGTTCTAAAACTGGGATTTAATCGTATTCCTAAATTATATAATCTAAATCCTTTGGAAATGCAACGTATTCCGGGCAAACACATATGGGAAGTCACTGATTTAACTGAACGCGAACAGCGCAGTTTACTGGCAGATTATTTAGATAGTTTACATAATCTACACAGTCGCGGCGAAACCATCGCTAATCAGGAACAGGTGCGTGAAGTCTATATTGAAAAAACTAAAAAACGTGTTGCAAGTGTACAAGATCTAATACCCAACTTTGATCGTTCTGAAATTACTGTAAACGGACGCAAATGCCGCAACGTATTTCATTCCAAGCACCAGCAGTTATGGGATCAAATTATTCAATTCACACACGCAGAAAAGTTTACCCCAACACACGGAGATCCAACATTTAGTAACACACTAATTGATCATAACTTAAAAACCTGGTTCATCGATCCTCGTGGATACTTTGTTGATCCTGGCATCTGGGGAGATCCAGATTATGATTTTGCCAAAGTGTATTATAGTGCAGTTGGTGGTTATGATGCGTTTAATCGAAGAAAGTTTAAGTTATATATTGACGATGAAACCGTAGAAATTATTCAATCTGAACCTGAAACTTGCAAGGTTGCCGTCGAGTTATTCAAAGAGTTCTTCCCAAAACAATTACGTAAGATTAAAATTTTACATGGATTGATCTGGCTAGCATTATCTGGGTATGTTCGCGACGACATTGATAGTATTATCGGAAGTTTTTATAACGGTTTATATTGGCTAGAAGATGGCTTATCGTAAATAGCACTATGATTCCGTTTAATCTATCAAAAAATCTCAAACATCTGTGGTTAATAGATGTTGATGGTACCATTCTAAAGCACAATGGATATCTAAAAAACGGCGATGAGCTCTTGCCGGGTGTAAAAGAGATGTGGGATTCTATTCCAGAAAAAGATGTGATATTCATAATAAGTGCAAGACAATCCAAATACAAGGATATGACACTTGAGTTTCTAGATAATCATGGGTTAAGATACAATCACGCTATTTTTGGTGTACCTCATGGCGAGCGCATTGTGATTAATGATAACAAACCTTCGGATAATCTTCAGACTGCGGTTGCTTGGAATGTGGAGAGAAATGCTGGTTTCGTTGATGTTAGTGCCGACAATATTCAGGTCGAGATTGAACATTTAACAGAAAAAGAAAAAAAGAAAGAAGCCAAGGCACAGGCTCGATTGGCAAAAATGGAAGAGCTTGCCAGACAGATCGAATCCAACCAAGCAGAGTTTGATATCGATGACCTAAAGTATGCTCACGAATATAAAGAATTGTTTAAAGATATTGTAAAATACATGACCGATCCAGCAGGACAATATGGCAATGGTGTGTCATTAGAAAAAATCGTCGGTCGAATCAACAACACATCTGACGCCCAATTAATTGGTTTAAGTGAAGATGGTGATGTAACGGAAAATGCAAAACGCAAAGGACTTACCATGGATCCGATTGTAGAGAACTTTATTATTGGTGCGGCTGGCCGCATTACCACCTGGGATGGCGATGCTGAACATTTAAAAAATCCGATTGCATTGCGCAGCATAGCCAAACGCAAGCAAATGCATGCCTGTTTGGAATCTGGCAGAGATTTTTATTATATTGACACTGGATATTTTGGAAATGGAAAAAGTAAGAAATATCATCGTGTAACCAAAAATGCAATGCAATGGTTAGGTCCTATCGAAGATCGCCCAGCAGATCGTTTTGAAGCTACCGGAGAAAAAATTAAAAAATACACCACTGGAAGCAAAATATTATTGTGTCCGCCCAGCCAAAAAGCACTCAAATACTGGGATCTGGATTTAAGTGACTGGCTAGAACAAACCATTGATACGATTCGAGAAAATACAGATCGAGAAATCGTAATCCGTACCAAACCAACACGTGCCGAACGCATCACAACCAATACCATGGAGCAAGCTCTGTCTGATGATGTTCATTGTCTGGTTACATTTAATAGTATTGCTGCAATTGAATCACTCATGAACGGAAAACCAGCATTTACCATGGGACCAAATGCTGCACATCATTTGAGTAACCATGATTTATCTGATATTGAAAATCCATTCATGCCCACACAAGACGAAGTATATGCATTAATGAAGTGTCTGGCATATCATCAGTTCACAGTGGATGAACTCCGCAATGGTTATGCCTGGTCAATGTTAACTGGAAAATCATGAAAGCGGCTGTTTATTTGAGCGGAGTCCCTGCTAAAACCAAACATTCAGAAAAGCGAGAATTGCTTGAAAGGTTTGCGCGAGGTGTCACCCAGACAGGTGATCCTGTGGAGCGTGTGGATGGATTTAAGGTTGCTGATTGTGATGTTGCTGTGATTCAGGGATGGATTGGCATGAAATCCGGCGCACACTTACAGTTAAGAGAAACAGTTATCAACCATCAAAGAAAACACGGTAAACATACACTTATTATTGATCGTAATTTATTTGGATTTTTAGATCCTGCTAATCGAGATCGTTACTTGTGTTATAGTTTAAACGGAATTTTTCCAAACACCGGATACTATTTTGATACACGGGTTGATGAATCTCGTTGGGAATCTATTAAACAAAATTATGGATTTTCAGAACGCCCTTGGCGCCAGGGGGCAAATGTACTACTCACTTTGCAAAGAAATCACGGCTGGAGTATGGGGCAACAAATAAGTATCCAACAATGGCTAGATAATATTATACCAGTTATCAGACAACATACTAGTCGTACTATTGTTTTGCGCCCACACCCCGGGGATCACAAAACTCCACGGTCACTAAAAATCAACGATAATAATTGGAGATGGTCGTCTGAAGCAGACATACGTGATGATTTTAACCAGGCCTGGTGTACAGTAACATATAACTCAAGCCCTGGGGTAGCCAGCCTATTATGGGGAGTTCCAGCATTTGTTACGGATCCTGAATCAGATAAAAGTCAGGCTTATCCCTGGGCGAGTGCTGATTTGCGTCAAGTAGGTGCTCCGCCAATGCCTGACAGAACTCTATTTTATCATACAATCAGTCAGAGCCATTTTAACGATCAAGAAATAAACTCGGGTTATGCTTGGAATTTTATTAAAGAACGTATCCCAGATGCACCCAGAACACCGACGACTCCAATCAGATAATCATCTCCAATAATATTCTGATCTCTGAAATCTGAGGTCCTTGGCCCTGCTGCGCCCTTCGCGTTTTCTGCTACCTTTGAGATGATCCAAATATGCACCCCATTCTGTATTAATTAATGGATGACCTTCTCCGTTAAACAGATCTTGTGCCATGTCCAGATTGTTCATGGGTAATGAATCCAGTACCGATTTAAACACATAACTGTCGTGCCATTCTTTGAGAGTAAAAATTCCATGTTCAGCGTCTTCGTAATAACGCTCGAATTTTTCCAGGAAGTTTTTGGTATTCTGATGTTCCAGATTCAAGGAATACAGTCCACATTCTGGATATTTTCTACCACGACCCAAAAAGCACACATCATATTGTTCAGGCATCAACTGTTTAATTTTATCGATACTAATAGGACTATGGCAATATACATCACCGTCCATCCAAATTAACGTGCCTGATTCCACTTCCTGAGCACAGGCAAAAATTGAATAAACTTTGTGTGCAAAACGAATGGCATCCCACTTAAATGCTTTTCTGGCATCTTTGCGTTTGCTTTTTTCAGGATCTGCTGAAATGTCACCACTGGCACGTGGATCGTTTTTCCAGCGTTCTTTGAATGCCAGCATTTTGGGGCTGCTTTGTTTTAGATCTCTGACTACCAGATTGGGTGCGGATTCTGCGACTTCACAGTCTTCGGCATAAACATAAAGATTAATTTCAGATGGCCAATTCTTCAGGAATGATTCGACCATGCGTTTTCCGTACAGATCATATCCGTTTTTGTTAAATGTAGTGACTACTGTATATTGCATAATTAATATTTATATGGCACAAAAGAGCATAGCATACTTTCCAAAACAGGTCGCACTCAACGGTTCTGATGTTCTCAAAGACTTTTTAAAAGGCGCAACCAAACATGGCATGGTGCCTGTGGAGAATAGCATGGATGCTGACTATGCTGTGATATGGTCTGTGTTGTGGAACGGCAGAATGGCGGCAAATCAGCGTGTGTATGAACATTATAGACATTTCAATAAACCAGTGTTTGTTATAGATGTGGGTGCATTACACCGCGAAGTTACCTGGAAAGTAGCCCTCAACAACATCAATGCACATGGTTATTATGGCCACGAACTGGATTTGGATCCAGATCGTCCAAAAAAACTGGGCATCAGTTTACGAACGCAAACACATAATAACGGCAAAATATTAATTGCCACGCAGCACCGCAGAAGCCAACAAGTCAAAGATGTTAATATTGAACAATGGGTCATTCAGATGTACAATAAAATTACGTCAATTACTGATCGGCCAGTTGTAATACGTCCTCACCCCAGATGTAATCTTGACGTATATCATTTGCCAGTGGGTGTGGAAATACAAAAACCAGTTAAAATTGCCAACAGCTATGATAAATTTGATTTAGAATATGATTGGTATGCTATTGTAAACTACAACAGTGGTCCGGGCATTCAGGGAGCTCTCAATGGGTGTCATGTTATAGTTAATGATTCCAGTCTGGCATATCCAGTTTCAACCACACTGGAAAATCCTGTTTATACACCACGCGATGAATGGTTGATAAGTATTGCACACACGGAATACACCCGAGAAGAACTCAGACAAGGCTTATGTCTAAAAAGGCTAGCAGAAAAGCTCTAGAAGCACCACTGGTTCCAGACCCGCCCAGTGTGCCTCAGAATAAAACAGGCGCACCTGTTGATTGCGCCTGTGTGATTCACGGATCATATTATTCATTTGATTATGTACACAAATTGTACAATGGATTATGCCGTAACTTATCCAAACCAGTGCGTTTGCATGTTTATACCGAAGCAGAACGCATTGTGCCGGGGCCATACATTCATCATCCACTAAAAAATCTAGGTGTTGAGGGACCCAAAAAAAGCTGGTGGTACAAAACACAACTGTTTGACAGCACTCAGTTTTCTGGTCAACTGTTATATTTAGATCTTGATGTCGTTATTGTAGACAACATTGATTTTTTTACTGAACTTTCCACTGATTGTTTTTGGGGAATCAGAGATTTTAGATACTTGTTTAATAAAACACGGCGCAATCTAAACAGCAGCATCATGTATTTTGATACACAAAAATTTAATTATGTGTGGCAGCAATTTTTGTCTAATCCTGATGAGCATATGAGACGATTACACGGAGATCAGGATTTTATTGATCGCGCGATACCGCCCACTGATAAAAAGTTTTTTGATGAAGACTTAATAAAGAGCTGGCGTTGGCAACTGTTGGATGGTGGTTATGACGTCAAAACCAGACGACATCGCAATCCCGGTTCTGGTACTAAAATTACAACTCCAACCAGAGTCATGGTTTTTCATGGAAAACCAAAAATACACGATGTAAATGATGCAATTATTCATAAATACTGGTGTTAACACAAAAACGTTTTTGGAGAAATAACAATGGCAACACGTACAATTAAATTTCTAGGTAAGGCATACTCAGAATCAGGAGATGTCAGCCTCGAAGTTAATATTAATGGAAATCAGGTACATAACAGCACAGTAACAACGAAAACACCAACTGGGACTGAAAACACAGATGACCTTTATGAAATGTTTACTTTTGACATAGACAGTAGCGTTTCTGGAAACATTCCGGTTAGTATTGCAGTTAGTGGCGGAACGGCATACTTTGGTTTGCTTAATGGAAACTATTCTGGGTTTGAAGCAACACGCAGAGAAGATGGAACTCTTGTGTTTCCGTTAGAAGTAACAGTCGCTCCAGGAGATTTCTATAGAGATTTAAACAATAACACAGCAGAAAGCGACGGCAAATCCAACGTAAGTATCGAACCATTAAACGGTGCAACTGTTACACGCGAACCACTAGATAATACCTATTATGGGGATTGGCATTACAGAATTCCAGACGGATCTACATTTACGTGTGATTATTACATTGATCCAAGTCTAGAAATTCTGGAAGTACCGACAGAATAAAAAATTCTTTAATATTACAAGAAGAATTTATTAATGGGGTCTAGACAGACCCCATTTTTTTGCCTATAATATATACATAGATCAATAAATTTGTTGTAAAAATACAACAAAAATAGTAATTGACAATCACTACAAAAGTAACTATAATAAACACTCATTCAACAACATAGTAAACGTAGGAGTTAGATATGAATGTGCGTATTTCTTATGGTACATATCGTGCAGACAACGGGTCTGTACAAGAAGTACACGATCAAATTTTTGAGGCAATTGCTCCTGTTAAACACGGCAAAAAGGGAGCATACATTACTGTGCGTGCCAATGACACAGTTAAATCACAGCGAGATAAAATCCGGGTAAAAATTCAAGAACAAGATCTTGAATATCTGGATGCACCACTTCTGTCGCCAACGACTGCACAACTTACAGAAACTGATGATCAAGTCATGGACCGCATTGAAACACGGTTCAATGTTCTGGAAGAGATGACACGAGCAGCAATCAACAGTAATGTTCGAGCAATGATTGTGGTGGGTCCGCCGGGTGTGGGTAAAAGTTATGGAGTACAAGCACAACTTGAAAAAAGTTCTATGTTTGATCGTCTGGCAGGCAGCAAGGTCAAGTATGAAGTTGTTAAAGGTGCTATGACCCCAATCGGGTTATATGCCACACTTTACAACCATGCCGATAAAGGCAATGTGCTTGTGTTTGACGATTGCGACAGCATCTTGCTCGACGATTTATCACTGAATTTGCTTAAAGCGGCCCTTGATTCTGGGAAGAAGCGCACTATCCACTGGAATGCGGACAGTTCGCTGCTGCGTCGTGAAGGTATCCCAGACCGCTTTGACTTCCACGGCGCAGTAATTTTTATTACTAACCTGAAGTTTGACCATGTGCGCAGCAAGAAGTTGCAGGATCACTTGGAAGCACTTCAGAGTCGTTGCCACTATATTGATCTAACTCTAGACACCATGCGTGACCGTTTATTGCGCATCAAACAAATTCATCGCAAGGGTGACCTGTTTGAACACTACTTTTTTCAAGGTAATGAGGGAGAACAGGTAATTACTTTTATGGAAGAGAATCAAAATAAACTGCGTGAAATGAGTTTGCGCATGGCGCTCAAGCTGGCAGACTTAATTAAGGTCAGTCCTACTCGTTGGAAGGACATGGCCGAAGTAACTTGCATGAAGACAAGTTTTTAATCAGAGAACACAATATGCTATGTTGAACTCCTACGTTCTTTGGTTAAAAAGTAGCTAAGAAACACATTCAAGTTGAACTCCCAAGTTTCTTAGTTTTTTGGCGCAAGATGAAATACTCTTGCGCTTTTTTTTATCTTGTGTTATAATAAGTGTATGATAAGAAAAGTCATAGATCGAGATTCGGCACATTTGTGGATGCGTGAAAACTTGCGCTTCAGTCGCTACGACATTAACTTTGTGGAAAATGTTGCACGCTATATCGATCGAGGACGTTCGCTCACAGTCAAACAAAATGACTTGTGGGAAAAGATTGTACACAAGTATCGCAAGCAGATATTTTCAGAATCAAACGGCACAATCACAGACGAACTTATTTTAGACAAACAATGGACTAATCCTGTTGTAGAGTTTGATCCTGAATATGCTCCATTATTATGGATCAAAGACGATCACATCTGTTTGCGCTTTCCCTATAACAAAGACACAGTAGCAGACCTACGCAGAATGCTACAGGATACCGGACACGACTACGGACTAATATCATATGTTCATCCGGATCAGTATTTTAGTTGGGACAAACAACAACGCATTTGGCACGGTACTGCATACGCAACACTAATCCGAGATTTAACAGAGTTTGCACTTGATCACGAGTTTGCAATTGATGCAAGCGTAAAAGAAATTGTAGATTCGGTATCTGGCGACGAGTTTGATTGGTGTCCAGTTGCAGAACTACACGGCGACGGCTACATGGTGAGTAATTTAAGTGCAGGTTTACTACGAGCATTACCCGCAAACGAGATTACACTTGATACAGTACGTGAACTTGTTGGACTAAAAGTTACAATCAGTGATGCAATGCAGAGTCGTGTAGCACAGAAATACGGGGTTCAACTAGGTCGCATTGCATGTCAGCGAACAGCAACCGTAATGGTAGATGATATCAACACACTTAAAGAATATTTTAAACGTACCGATCATCGACTAGTTGTTTATCATAGACAGTATCAACAGTATACAGACGCAACCGCAAATGAAGAACAAGAAACACTTACGCCAACAAAGTTTGTTAGTTTGGCAGATTTTAGAGCGCACAACAAAGGGTTAGGTGACTATTATGTGTACAGTAAAGACACAGATAACTATACACTAGACCACGGAGTTGATTGTGTGGTGTTTATGCCCGATGTATCGTTTCCGTTTGATGCATTATCTAACATTGCTAAGAAGGTAATTACAGTAGTACAAAATGAAACTAGCACGCCTAATAATTAAAGACGAAGTAAACGTTAAGATCGAAGGACTGGATTTACCGGTGCGCAAAGCATTGGTTAATAAGTTTAAGTATGTTGTGCCCCACGCACGCTACTTGCCAGCAGTAAGATTAGGACGCTGGGACGGTAAAGTAGCATTCTTCCAGCTTGGTGGCAGCACATATGTTAATTTGCTTCCGGATATTGTACCTGTACTTGCTGAGTACAACTATGATGTTGCTGTAGATGATCAACGAGAATATCAGACAGCGTTTGAGTTTGAACGTGTAGAAACAGATTCCTTTAGTCATGTACATTGGCCCAAAGGACACCCAGCAGAGGGACAGCCTATTGAATTGCGTGATTACCAAATTGAAGTTGTTAATAACTTTCTGGAGAATCCACAGAGCTTACAAGAGATTGCTACAGGTGCCGGTAAGACACTTATGACAGCAGCTCTTAGTCAGCGTGTTGAA